ATAAAAACCTAGATAAATCTGGTGAATATACAGAAGACTGGATGATCTTAACTAAAAAACTAAACAAGTTTTTTGAAGATGTAAATGTAAATATCGTAGTTAGCCAAGAACAATTAAGAAAATTATTAGAAAGAATTAAAGGTGCTGATGAATCAACTGAAAGTTGGTCAATCTCCATGACATCAGTTGCAGAAATTATTCAAGAACAGCTTAAAAAAGGTTTAGATAGTATCAATCAAACGATTGCAAAAGAAATTGTAGGTGGAATTAAATCTTGGTCAAAAGGCATGGCAGAAGTTTTAGTTCTCGGAAAAGAACTTGGAGAAACAATGAAAGCGATTGCTCAAAAATTCATAGTCAATTTAGTAGCAAAAGCTATTGAACTTGTTTCTCTTTATGCGTTGATGTCGTTCTTTAAGAAAATGGGTTGGATTACAGATCAAGATGACGCAACAGTTATGAAAGAAAAAATAGATTTAGAAAAAAAAGATTTAGCTATCTTATCCACCAAACTTGCTGTTGAAACAGCAATCACAAGACAAAAACTGGCACAAAATGCCGCTATGGGTGGTGGAGGCGGAGGTAGTAAGTTAGGTATGATTTTAAGTTTTGCTTCAATGTTTAAGCAACATGGTGGAGCAGTAGGAAAGGGACAACCTAAAATCGTGGGTGAACGAGGTCCCGAATTGTTTTTACCCAACACATCAGGACAAATAACTCAAAACGCTAGAGGAACTGGTGGAGGTTCTACTAATGTCAATTTTAGTATAACAACTTTAGATGCAAGTGGATTTTCAGAAATGTTAGTTCAAAACAGAGGCACAATTTCTGCAATTATTAATCAAGCTGTTAATGAGAGAGGAGCAAGTAACATAGTCTAATGAGTGGTGCATTTCCAATATCCAACGCAAAATTTGAAACAATGGGCATTAAGTCCATACAGAATACTATTATCTCAAAATCCGATAGTGGTAAAAGATTAGCAAGACAAGTTGATGGACAACGATGGGGTTTTTCCATTTCCATTATTACATCGACTCGTTCAAATGTTTATGGAGAGTTAATGGCTTTTATGGTTAAGCAAAGATCAGGCAAAGAAACTTTTACGATTATCCCTCCTGAAATTAGTGATGCTAGAGGAAATGAAACAGGAACAATTTTAGTTGATGGAGTTCACGCGGTTGGAGATACAACAATAGATTTAGATGGATTTGATGATGATGGTGCTGGGAGATTTTTAGCGGGGGATTATATTTCATTCAATAGCCATAGTAAAGTCTATATGATTGTTTCTGATGTTACCAGTTCCAGTAATGCCGCAACGGTTACAATCGAACCACCTTTAATAACAGCTTTGGCAAACAATGGTGTGGTTACTTATGATAGTGTTCCTTTTACAGTTTACTTAACTTCCGACATTCAGGAATTTGGATCGTCTGGAACAGATAAAGATGGAAATTTATTATACAAATATGAGCTTGATGTTGAAGAAGCATTATAATGAAATATCTTATCAAGCATTGGTTAAATGTGGATTGTCTTGCGGAGGCAATAGCAGATGAAAGTGAAATTAATGCACACACAAAGGATTTAAAAGAATATCAAACTCCAAATAGTAAATTCAAATTTAAAATGGTAGAAGATAGTGATAAATTATTAAGAACAACATTTGAACAATATGACAAGAAGCCTAACATCACCAGTCAAGACAGAACTAGGAACAAGTGAAATACGACCAGTTCATCTTATTACTATCAGTTTCGGTACTCCTGTTAATATTACAGATTGTTCATTTGATTTAACTTCTTCAATATCAGGTTCTTCCGTTACCTATTCTGCCTCTAAGTTTATAATGGGCATTTCAGATTTTACAGAAGAAACCGATATATCCAAACAATCCTTTGACCTGACTTTATCAGGTGCAGATCAAACTTTTATTTCAGTATGTTTAAATGAAAATATAGTCAATGATGGAGTGGTTGTTTATAGAGGGTTTTTAAATGACAGCAATGCCTTAATTGCCGATCCATTTCTTTTATATAAAGGAACAATAGATACTTTCGGAATTTCAGAATCAGGAACGGGAAGCAGTGTTACATTAAGGATTGTTTCTCATTGGGCGGATTTTGAAAAAATGAATGGAAGAAAAACAAATAACATTTCACAGCAAAGATTTTTCAGCACAGATGTTGGAATGGATTTTAGCAGTGAAACAGTTTTAGATATTAAGTGGGGTAGAGCATAATGGGTTTCAATCCTATTAAGTGGGTTAAAAAAGCCGCTAAAAAAGTTGTCAAAACAACAATTAAAATTGCCAAAACAGTTATATCTTGGATAGCACCCAAACCTGACATACCTGATTTTGGAGATAGTGAATTTGATGATTTTGAAAAAGGTATTCTATTAAATAAACAATCCAACGATGCAAGTATTCCTGTTATTTATGGAACTCGTATGATTGGTGGTGTTAGATGTTTCATGGAAAGTTCAGGGGCTGACAACGCAAGTTTATATATGGCACTTGTTTTATGTGAGGGAGAAATAAACGATATTACTTCAATTAAAATAGATGATAAAACGGTTACTTGGTCAGGCGATCTTGCAGATAATTCACAAGTTACAGTTAATACTTCAGATGGAAATTTTTATAAAGATTCAGCAAGTTTAATTACAGTAGAACCTCATTATGGTACGGATGCCCAAAGTGCCTCGAGTCTTTTGTCAACTTTGTCTAGCTGGGGATCGAATCATAAACTTTCAGGTCTTGCGTATCTGGCATTAAAATTTACTTGGAATCAAGATGCCTTTCAAGGTGTTCCAAAAGTTCAAGCTGTTGTTCAAGGAAAAAAAGTAGTTTCTTATGATGTAAGTTCGGTAGCACAAACTGCGGCACATTCAGATAATCCAGCTTGGTGTCTATTAGATTATTTAACCAATGCAAGATATGGAAAAGGACTTGCAATTGGAGATATTAATATTCCAAGTTTTTATACAGCATCAGGAGTTTGCGATACTAATGTTACTCCTTATACTGGTGCAAGTGTGATTGACATCATGGATTGCAATGCAATTCTGGACACTTCCAAAAAGGTAATGGAAAATGTCAGGGAAGTTATAACTGGCTGTAGAGGATATTTAACTTTTACTGGTGGCGAATATAAATTGCTTATTGAAACAACTGGTTCTGCAAATATCACTTTAACCGAAGATGATATTATTGGAGGATATAATTTATCAAGCGAAGATAAAAATTCTAAATACAACAGGGTTATAGTTTCTTTTGTTAATCCTGATCGTAACTGGCAAGTTGACGAGGTTCAATGGCCTGAAGTCGATGACAGTGGTTATGCGGCCGCTGACCAACACGCAACAATGAAAGCCGCTGACGGAGGTTTCTTATTAGAGGGAAGATTTGACATGAAAGCTTTGACCTCACCTTATCAGGCTTTAGAAATGGCAGAGGTCATTTGTCGAAGATCAAGAGATGCATTAAAACTGGATATTATTTGTGGTGGCGATGCTTATGATCTTGCTGTTGGAGATATAGTGGCGATAACACATACCTCAATAGGTTTTTCTGCAAAAGATATGAGAGTGGTTGGATTTACTTTCAACGAGGACTACACCATAGGACTTTCTTTAATTGAACATCAAAATGCTCACTATACTTGGGCAACTAAAACACAAGCGACAACAACACCATCAACAACTTTACCCGATCCTTTTTCTGTTGTTGCTCCAGCTTCAGTTACATTAACTGATGAATTAGTAGAGTATTCAGATGGAGTAGTTTTAACTCGTTTGAATATTGTAGTCGGAGCAAGTACAGATCAATTTGTTCAATATTATCAAGTGGAAGCTAAACAAAGTACAGAATCAGATTATAAAATTGTAGCAAAAGGAACTCAATTATACCATGAAATGTTAAATGTAGTTGATGGAAAGATTTATAATGTAAGGGTTAAAGCAATTAACGCATTGGGAGTTTCCTCAACTTATACTTCTTCAAACCGAACTATTGTTGGTGCTTCTGATACGCCAAGTGATGTATCTACTTTATCGGTATCAATGGTTGGTTCAAATCAAATGCAGTTACAATGGACACCAGTTACAGATTTAGATGTTTCATACTACGCAATCAGGTATCAAGATGTAACAAGTGGTGCTGGTTGGAACTCATCAACAAATTTAACACAAGTTGTTAGAAGAAAATCAAATAGTGTTACGATCAATGCTCGTACAGGAGCTTTCCTGATAAAAGCTGTCGATAAACTCGGCAACGAAAGCGACAACGAGGCGATTGTCTATTCAAATATTTCAGGACTTGAACATTATACAAATGTTGGAACTTATAATGAAGAAACTATTAATGCTGTAACAGGACAAAGCTGGGAAGGAACTTTTGATGAAGATTGTGTTAAAGGACAGGATTCGTCAGATAATTTTATAGCAACTTTAGATACGATATTACTTTGGGATTCTGCTGTTGGCGATATTGATGACGCAGAAGGATTAATAGACAGTGGGCCAACAGACGCAACAGCTAATCCAACTTATTATTTAGCAAATATAGAAAGTTCTGGAGAATATATAGGTGGAAACACAATATCGCTTGACGCAGTTTATGACGCTACATTTCAGGCAACGATTGATTTAACAGTTAATGATCTTTGGGATTTATTTGATAGTGGTCGTGGAGCAAGTGTCTTTGATAATGCTCAAGGCCCATTTGATGGAACAGCTCCGTCAAAGTGCGATGCTTTTCTTCAAGTGGGTTCAAGTGAAAGTTCTTTAGGTGCTATTTCAACCTATAATGATATTTCACAACAAGCGACAGTTAAAGGA